GACTTTGCAACAGTGACTGCTTCTTCAGCACTAACGTAACGGCGCACATATTCATATGTGTCGTTTGGATAGAATATGCACACTGAGAATTCTTTTTCGTTACTCATTTGTTATTTCCCCAATCTACAGGAGGTAGTTTTTCGTAGGGCTTGAGATCTATTGGCTTTGGCTCTTCTGGCTTTGGCTCTTTGGGCTCTTTGGGCTTTTCGGGCTTAGGCCATGATGTTTGTTTCGGCTGCGGCGTCGTTCGCGGCGGTGCAGGTCGTCCTACCGGTCGAATCGCCCGTGTGCTAGGAGGCGCAAACGATGATATTTCATCCAGAAGCTTTTGACCTTTGGATGGAGGAGTCATGTGCTGTTGCTTCGGCATCATATCTGGAGTAATTTTTTCTTTATTGGTGACTTGCACAAAGCAGATCGCATACCCAATCATGGCCCCGAAAGCAAATCCACCTATAGCAAAGACCCCTGCTAAGATTGCAATGTTCATCATCGCTTGGCCATTCTCATTGTTTCTAGTGATGTGTCTGACCAAGCCCATTGATCAATTTCTTTAGCAAGGGTGACCAATGTTTCAAACTGGTCTGTGGTGTCTTCATTGAATAGAGAACGCACAATGTTTCTGTAGTGTCGTGCTCCGGCAAAGAACACTGATCGTAGAAGTGCTACTGTTTCTGGTGTCATTTCTGGCATTTCAGTCAGTAGCTCTTGCCAGCCGTCCTCGATCGGAGTATCATTCATTATGAACTTTCCACTTCTTTCTTGAGATGCCCTTCTGGAGCGATGTTGTCTAATTTGATGATGTGGAGTGTAAGAAATTTTTCATCAGAACTCCAGAATACTGAATCCCCATCATTGAGGTCTAGTTCTCTGACAATGTCTACTGGAATAGTCACTACAAGACTATTCCCACTTTGCCGGATGTTACTATGTCTTGATAATGCTTTACTCATGGTCTTCTCACTTATTCCTCAGGTTTGTTGATGTAACGTTGGTGATTAATTTTTTACTTGTCAACTGCTCCGGGTTGTGGTAAGTCGGAATTCCTAACGGACGCAGTGCTCTTTGCAGTGATGCTTTGTGCCACGTCGCGTTAGCGGACTCCTTTAAAAGCTGTCGCTTTTCAAAGGAGTGATTTTGTATTATGTCAAAATCCAATGAGCCTGATATCACCTTCCCGGAATCAGCCCACGAATATAACGATCCGGACCTTTCTCCCAAAGAGTTTCTGCTGGCCATTATGCGTGACCAGCGGTTGCCTGTCCCTACGCGCATGGAAGCAGCAGCCAAAGTCGCTGTGTATGAGCATCCCCGGTTAGCGCAGACGAACCAAGACATTTCTGGTGGTCTTAGAATCGTTATCGAAGGTGGATTGCCTGCTCTTCCCGGAACTGACATTATCATGCCGAATCTTAACCGGGAACCACTGGCTAAGAAATCGAATGGGTCAGGGTAAGTTTCTGTGTACATTGTGGTATAGTACCACGTGAAGTTTAAAAATGCAAACATCACATAGTATTCATGTATCCGCGCCTGTTGGGTCCTCCCTGTGCATGGTGCGGCTAGGGGAGTCGGTCGGCTGTGGCAGCAATCTCACAACCGACTCCCCGTCCATTTGGGTTTAGTCTATGAACGTACATGTTGAGTCTTCTATACGAACTATTGGTCTACCAAGATTTCATCCTGGACAAGTTAACGCTTTTAATATTCCAGCTAGATTTAAAGCTTTGCGTTGTGGACGACGTTGGGGTAAGACAGCATTTTTGAAGACCATCGCTTGCGATTTTGCAATGAGAGGTGCTCTGGTCGGTTGGTTCGTACCAAACTATCGGTATGCGAGTGAATCATATACTGAAATCGAATTAATTCTTGATACTTCAATTGTTTCTAGTTCACGTAACTTAGGAATCATTAATACAAACACTCAAGGTCGAATTGAAATTTGGACTTTGGAAGATGAAAAGGCTGGTCGATCGCGACGTTATCATCTTGTTATTATTGATGAGGCTGCATTCACCAAGCCAAATATGACTGCAATTTGGGAAAAGGCAATTCGACCTACGTTACTGGATTATAGAGGAGCAGCTATTGTTGCTAGTAACACAAATGGAATCAATGAAGAAAATTTCTTTTGGCGGATATGTAGTCTGCCCGAGTATGGTTTCAAAGAGTATCATGCACCTTCCCATTCTAACCCTTTCCTACCCGCAGATGAACTGGCTCGACTCGAGACAGATAATCATCCACTCGTATATGCCCAAGAGTATTTAGCTGAGTTCGTTGACTGGTCAGGTACATCATTCTTTTCCCTGGCCAATTTGCTGACAGAAAATAGACCTGAATCATTTCCTAAGCGATGTCTGTATGTCTTTGCGACTATGGACACGGCTGTCAAAACAGGTAAAGAAAACGATGGCACTGGAGTTATCTATTGGGCCTATGAAAAACTTGGTGAAGAGCATTGGTTAAAGATTGTTGATTATGAATATATGCAGATTGAAGGCTCAATGCTTGAAATGTGGCTCCCGGTTGTGTATCGTAATTTGGAGGAGTATGTTGTTAAATGTGGAGCCAGACTTGGGTCCAGGGGGTGCTTTATCGAAGACAAGGCCAGTGGTTCTATTCTTATACAACAGGCCAGACGACGAATGTTGCAAGTTGGCGAACTTCCCCACAAGCTTACTCAGCTCGGGAAAAGCGAAAGAGCGATAAACGTCAGTGGCTACGTTTTCAGAGGACAAGTAAAAATCCTCGAGACAGCGTACGATCGTGTAATGACGTACAAGCAAGTCACCAAGAACCATTTACTTGGTCAAGTCCTCGCCTTCCGTGTTGGCGATGTTGAAGACCGAGCAGATGATCTACTAGATGCTTTTACCTATGGTGTCGCCATTAGCTTGGGTAATTGGGAGGGTTTTTAGTGGTTATTACAGATGTTGATGTTGGTTTTTATGATGTATTGGTTCGTGACACTGGAGGCGAAAGTATAAGTCTTCAGTTTCAATTCAAGTGAGCAATGAGGTCATTAAATGGCAGTTTATGCTGTGGACTCTACAAAGGCTGGCACGTCGCTTGTGGCAGCTACTGGAACAATAAGCGGGATCACGGCGGCGGCTGCACCAGTGATCACAGACAAGGATACGCAGATTTGTTTAACGGATGGACCTGGAGGTCCTATCTTATACGCTGCGACTCTATTGGGTCTGGTGTTTCTGTTTGAACCAAGACCGGGGGTTGCTCTTACTCCCGGTACAACTGCTCCAGTTTTTCCAAGATCACTTGGTATATCAAAATCATATAAGAATGGTGTCTATGTTCAAAGTTGCCCGACAGGAATTTCACTCTCAGTAACAGCAGCATAGAAAGAACTACTGTTCCTTATAATGTAGCGAATGGGATTATAGTAGAGCCTCCTCTTACAACGAGTGAAGATGCACAGCCGGCGAAATAAGGAGTCTTACTAATGGCCTTTCAATATGGGACGACGTTACGGAACAATCAAGTTTCGCAGCTTCAATCCACAATCGGTGCCAGTGGCGTTTTAAAGATATTCAGTGGAGCAGAACCTGCGAACTGCGCTGCTGCTGATCCTTCGGGATTGCTGTGTACTATTACACTCCCGGCAACTTTTCTGACTAGTTCTGGTGGTGTTACCACGATTGCTGGATCATGGACCGCGAATGCAAGTGCTACTGGAACTGGAGCATGTTTCCGTATGTATGATGGTTCTGCGGTGTGTCATATTCAAGGAAATGTCACGACTGATTTGGTGCTGAATAACACCAGTATTGTGTCTAGTCAAACAGTGACGGTTACTTCGTTTACTGTCACTGCTGGGAATGCTTAATATTTTACAGAGTTGATTCTTGGTTGGTAGATGGTTGCTGTAGGAAATATAGGAGCAATAGCTAATACTTCGGGTGCGACACTGTCCCTGACTGGTGTCGATGTTGCATCTGGGTCAACCATCGTTGTAATAGTACAGGAGCAAAACACTTCCGGACTAAACGGTACCATTTCTGATGGTGTCAATACGTGGACCTTGCAGCTATCAGCAGCTCTAAATGGAGGTTTTGCCAACGGCAACGGCATGATGTTCACCGCTGAGAATGCGTCGCTCAGTGGCGGAACAATTACCTATACCAAGAAAACGAGTGGTGTTGCTGCTGGTATGACGGCCATCTATGTGACCGGCGTTCCACAACAATCTGTTGTTGCTGGTAGCGGTAAAACTCGTGTTGGGTCTGGCCGTGGACCAGGAATAGATACAGGGATTGCTCAACACGATCTTGCTGTTGGTGGAGTCTGTATTCAAGGTGGAGGTGTTACCTTCACACAAGCGAGTGATGGTCCTTGGATTTCTCCACCAAATGCGGATAGTGCAAATAGAACCTTTGGCGGAACACAACGCGCTTACAAAAACAATCCTTTATACGATCCATCGTGGAACATTGCAAAAAACTACGCGGCGTTTGTTCTTGCAATCAAATCTTCAGTCTCCTGCACACTGGATCTTACACAAGAAGCGCAGACACTTTCTTCGGTCGTCACTGTTGATATTGTCGGCACGCTCGGCCGTACACAAAGCAACAATACGATTTCGGCAATAGTTAAGGTCAGTGTAGAAGGAACACTTGCTTGTACTCAAAGCAATAATACGATTTCTGGTATAATCTCTGCCATTAGTGCCGGTATACTCGGTATCACGCAAACGGCTGAAACATTAGTTTCAAATGGAATAGTTTCTGTTCGTAGTACATTAGGAATCACACAATCTGTTAACACATTATCTGCTACTGGATCGTCATCCATTTTGGGGGCACTAAGTACTTCTCAAGCTGCTAACATTCTTTTATCAGTTGGTAGGGTTACTGTAGAAGGTATTCTTAATCTAACCCAAGCTAATCACACTATTTCGGCTCAGGGCAAAGTTGATGTAAGAGGTTTATTAAGTACTACTGAAGCTGATGACACGATATTGGCATCTGGAAATGTCCCCTTTCCTGGTCTTGCTGGTTCTCTTAGTATCACGCAAGTTGCACAGACTTTATCAGCCACAGGTAAGATTCCTTATGTAGGTATTCTTAATCTTACACAAGATAATGAAACTTTTTCTGCTGATGGAAATGTTATAGTCAGTGGTACTTTTAATCTAACGCAAGCAAATGAAACCTTTTCAGCCGGTGGAAGAATTATAGTTGGTGGTGATTTACTTCTTACACAAGCAAATGGAACTTTAGTCGCTGCGGGGAAAATCTTAGTCAGTGGTGTAGTCAGCGTTATACAAGAAAATGAAACTTTATCGTCTACTGGTTTTGTTGCTATTCGTGCTACGCTTAGCATCATACAAGTTGCAGAAATATTATCAGCAGACGCTACTCTCACTGCTAGTGGCACTCTAAATTCTTCTCAGACTGCACAGACTCTTTCGGCAACCGGTGCAGTTCTTTTTGGTATTGTTGGTAATCTTTCTGTTCTTGAGGATTTAGATACAGTAGATATTTCTGGGCTAATTACTGGATATATTGGTGCATTGAATGTTGTTCAAGAAGATCACACATTAGATTCTGCAGGTTTGGTGGTTGTTCGTGGTACACTTAATACGATACAAGCTGCTGAAATCTTATCTGCAACTTCTGTTGTTAATGTTTCTGGTAATCTTGTTGTAATTCAG